GTTCCTTGGTTCTGACTGCGGTCCGTCTGCAAATATGTGACGCAAACAAGGAGGTCCGTCTTCGAAATGATTTCTCACAGCTTGTGTGGCTCGTATAGCTTCCAAGTCAGATAGGTTTACTCGGTTTTTGTCCACCGCATCCAGGAACTCATCCAGTTCCATCGCTTCAATCTTTTTATTGTAGCAAAATCTTTGTGGCATCTCAGCATCGAAGTATGGCATGTTAATAAAGTTACCAACGTCTCCGCGCTCGGCTATAATCTGATCCTGCTTTGGAAAGATCTCGCACCCACTGTGTCCCAAGAGGATCGACATCTCTGTCAGATACTCACGGATAACAGCAGCAGGTTCCCAGTCTTTGAGGAACACATACAGATGTGCCCCTCCCGATTTGGATCGGCAATGTAGTAAGGGGAGATCCAACTTGCGGATCTTCTCTTGTAGTTCTTTGTGATTCAGATCGTAGACATCCACGTCGATGGCTCCGAACTTACACATGTTATCTTCGTTGATCGGGATAGCCCCGACACCTTGCTTGCCGTCGATGTGCCCTTGCACAATCTCCTCAGTCAGCGGTTCTCGAACGATCCTGCTTTTACCTTCAGCCTTACCGTCACGTCCCACTCGACCAACGGTAGTCGTTCCATGTGCCGCTGCTGCACCAGTGTAGGCAGCAAGCAGTCTTTTCGCTTGTGACATTTACTGCTCCTGTTGAAATGAAGGGAGAGCAAGTGGACAACCTCACTCCCCCAAGCTGCTTAAAACGGTATTTCGTCTCCGTTGTTATCAGAAGAACTAGAGGTGGAGTCTCCATGATCTTCTGGGGCAGCTTTCACTTCACCTGCGGCTACACTGTCACGAAATGACTTAGCCTCAAGCAGTAGTTCTCGGTTCTCTAACAAACCGATCTTTTCAATGGCGTAGTTAAACCATGTGCCTTGGTCGTTCGACTCTTCGACAGTGGTAAACTTCCACTGTGTGCCAAACAAAGGTGGCGTAACCAACTGACCAGTCTTTGGATGCTTGACCTTTTGCATCGCAATCTGTGTCTTCCAACGACGACTGACCTTTAACTGGCTAGACTTCATGTCTACTACAACAGGTTGAAACGCACCGTCTTCATCCACAATCAGGCAGTAATGCTGATCTGATTTGACCAACTCATTTCCGTTCGGCAAAATTTCTTTTGCGCCCTGTCGCTCTGCCTTTGTCAAAACTGGATCGGTCGCTGCGATCTCGCCACGGAAACCACCACCTTGCTCACGCGGTGTGAACTCAAGATACTTGGTGGTCTGAAAACAAGGAACAACTGTTACGCCCTCCTCGCCTGTCCAGTATTGTTTTGTCACGGTGTTGAACATGTCGCCTTGCTCTGAGCCTTCGATGTACTCAGCCTCACGCTTCTTCAACTGTGGTGACATAGCTTGCAGGATACGAACAAACGGAATCTGCATCTCCGAACTGTCATATGCTGCGCCTTCCCCCGCAAATTCTAAGATGTCGTCCATGACATCTGTTGAGACTGCGGTCTCTTTTTTCTTTGCAACTGCGTTAGCCATCTTACTTCCTCCTTAACTGTGCTGCATTTGAAATGAATGCCCCGAACATATCGAGGTCAATTGGTTTACCATCCGTAACTCTCTCCTTCACAAAGGCTTTAAGTGTTGACGGATGTACATGGGTCTTGGTTGCTGGATCAAATCCTGCGTCCTGTAAGATAGCAATCACATTCTTTGCGCTGTTATCTTGACCCTTGCCGAACGAACAAGTGACATCGTTCTTTATGATGTCGTCCAATCCGTTCTCACGCAGCCATGAAAAGGCTTCGTCTTTCCGATCCTTTGGGATCGATGCACTGACAATCATCTTGCGCTCAACGGTGAGACCGTCTACGTCGAGACGCTCTACCCCCATTTCATCCATGAGTGCAGGAATGTTTTCAACAGAGAGCCGATGCTTCTCTTGTTTCAGTGACTTGATATGGTTCTCTGCGTCCTCGATTTGTTGCTCGACGTTGCGGAGACTTCGAACCAGTTGACTTAATTGTTTTCCGGTTCCAGTATCGACTGACGACAGTGCTGTCGATTCGTCGAATAGGTCTTCAAATATATCGTTCATAAGTTTTTCCTCTTCAGGGTTGATTTATATGGTAGCCTCGTGCTATCCACATAGAGGACAATAGTGGAGATATATGATGACTGTCAACTACAAATTTAAAATAAAACCTTTTGACCACCAGGTCACGGCTCTCGAACGTGGGTGGCAAAGGCCAGAGTTTGGTCTGTTCATGGAGATGGGTACAGGCAAATCAAAAGTTTTGATCGACAACTTAGGTATGTTGTACCAAGCAGGGGAAATAAATTTTGCATTGGTGATTGCACCGAAGGGTGTGTATCGCAACTGGGTAGCCAAAGAAATACCGGAGCATATGTCTGATGACATACCCCATCGTGTTATACGGTGGGTTGCTACACCAAACAAAACCCAACAGGCTGAGATGAGATCCGTCGGTGAAAAGTTCGATGGCCTGACAATCTTTGTAATGAACGTCGAATCTTTTTCCTCGATCAAGGGTAAAAACGCAGGGGAGTGGATGGGTCGTGCGTTTGGTCGTAATGGATTGATTGCTATCGACGAATCAACAACCATCAAAAACCACAAAGCCAAACGCACCAAAGCATTAATGAAGATAGCGTCGGCCTTCAAGTACAAAAGACTACTGACTGGTTCTCCCGTGACGAAAAGTCCGATGGATCTGTATTCGCAGTGTGAGTTCCTTCGTCCAGGTCTTCTGGGTTACGACTCCTACTATGCATTCCAAGGTAGATACGCAGTGGTGCAGAGAAAAACCATGGGTAGCCATGCTTTTCAACAGATCGTAGGATTTCGAAACCTTGATGAACTGACATTCAAGATAGATCAATTCTCCTATCGTGTATTGAAACAAGATTGTCTGGACCTTCCCGACAAGATCTATACCGTACGATACGTCGGACTGACAAAGCAACAGCGAGATATGTACAACTCAATCAAGCAACACGCTCTCGTTATGTTGGACAATGGCGAACTGTCCACGGCTCCCGCTGTCATCACGCAGATGCTACGCTTGCAACAGATCCTATCAGGTCACCTGAAGACTGACGATGGTGATACGATATACTTCGATTCCAAACGTATGGATGCATTGAAAGAGATCCTCGAAGAGCACGACGGCAAAGCGATCATATGGTCACGTTTTCGATACGACATCCAACAGATCACCAAGATGCTAAACGATACGTTTGGTCAGGGCTGTGCTGCTTCTTACTATGGTGACACGTCCGACGACGAAAGACAAAAGGCTGTCAATGATTTCCAAAACAGTGAGCACCTGAAGTTCTTTGTAGGCAATCCATCCACCGCAGGATACGGTCTGACTTTGACCGAAGCTGATCTCGTGATATACTATGCCAACGACTTCAATCTTGAAACACGGGCACAGTCGGAGGATCGTGCCCACAGAATTGGTCAAAAGAATAACGTGACCTACGTTGATCTGATATCTGAAGGCACAATCGATGAGCGAATCGTCAAGTCCCTTCAATCAAAGATAGACATAGGTGCTAAAGTATTAGGTGAAGAGGCTAGAGAATGGCTGACGTTGACCCCAAAGATATAACCAAGATCCTCGAGGAGCGTAGTGTTGGCTACGCTTCCGAACAAACAGCAGCAAAAGAGATCGCAGAACTGACCGGGCTTGACCTGGATGTGGCTCGAGCCTTTTCTCGAGGGTGGTCTCGAATGACCGCAGCCCAAGTGCGTGGCTATAAAAAATCTAGGAAGAAAAAAAATTGACCCCGACGTTGCAGTGCGTAACCTAACCAGTCAGGGTCCAGTGAGACAGCAAGGCACAGGAAATAGAAAACGGCCTTACTGGTTCCGAGGTAAGCCACAGGCAGTGAGCTTACTCGAGCAGTGTCTACTATTCTATCATGCAGCTTGCCGTTCGGCAACAGCTTTTCGAATGATGACAGAAAGTTGTCGAGCCATGGATCTTTGTTCCTGCTCCGCTAACTTCCGCAGCATATCGTGGTCCTCCTTGAGCAGACCAACGTTCTGAAATTGCACCTTGTCTTTTTCATTTAACTTTTTACGAGGCATGTTCCCCTCCAGTTGTAGTCTATTTGTATCGAACTTATACAGCGGCAATAATCTATTTGCAAGTTATTCCTCGTCGAAGCATTTGATGCACCGCCAAGGTATATCGTCTCGCTTGTCTGAATAGTTTGGTATGCAATGGGCCTCGACCTCGTCACCCTCTTCCAAGTTAATCCGATCCACTAGCCGCTTGTTAAAGAATACGGCGTCACCCTCTTCGTTCACACCAAATGCACTACCGGAATAGGTCTTTGCTTCTATCAACACCATCATCTTCTGCGTTTCAAAACTCTTCTTGGTTTCAAAATCTTGGCTCGTAGATAATCCCATTTTCTTCTTGCTCCTTGTAATAGTTGAGTTCTTGTAAAAGAACCTCGATCCTTGGATCTTCTTGGTTCTCCCACTGGATATCATCGATCTGCGTCTGCGTCCTCCGTATCAAGTCGCTGATCAGATCTATGTTCTTGTTCATCTTCTTCCTCCCATGGTGCAGTCTTTAACGACACCTCGTGTTTTTTGTATGCAAGCTTGCGCTTATGTCCGTTCAATTCTTTTTGCAACTCCGTCCAACGACCCATGCTCATCACCCTGACCAAGATTTTCTTCTGTGCTCTATCACAATACCAATTTGTTTTAGCTGTTCAACGTAGTTGTCTAGTTCTTCCATCGCTGCAAACAACTCTCGTTCTAATCCAGGTCGGGCATCTCTTCGCCCCTTTTCATCTTGTAAATTATCTACCTGTCTCTTCAACCATTTAAGTTGTGCAGCTTGGAACATACTCAACTGCTCGTCTCCCATATCACTCCTCCTTTTCTGGTCTTACTTTTGGTTTAATTACGTTCGATACCCTGTCCGTCGGATAGCAACCCATCATAATTTCTTTACCATAAAGGTCGTACAGATGGTTGTAGATTCCATCTGCACTCCCTTCATTCATAGCCAAGTAACAATGCTTCTCGCTTTGAAACCACACAGCCGTTTCAATGTTGTGACCCTGCACAGTGTACGCAATCACAAGTGCTGTGAAGTATTCGATCATGCTACATCCTCTTCGACACCGCGTAGAGTCTGCGCCACATCTTCGAACACACTTAGATCAATCCCGATGTTCTCTGCACACCCTCGGTATCTTGATAACCAAGATGCCAGAGCCGTCGCCGCTTGTCTACGAAGTTCTTGCTGCGAACCCTCATCGTCAGGATCAAACCGCTCGTAGCCTCCGCCCTTCCTGCGTAAATTCACAGGGCTTATAAACGTAGGATATTCCCTCACGGTTATGTTGACCACCTGATCCTCGGGGTCCGAGTCTTGAACCACGATCCTCAGTCCACTTGCCATTTGACGAGCCAACTGAATGCGATGCTGTTGTGCAGCTTCCGCATCGTCCATACCATAGAACCAGTCGTATGCTTCGTGGTCAGGATAGTCTCTCAACCAATCCACAAACTCCCTTGGTACAAACATGTTGCGGCCTGATGCCGCTAAGTATTCGTCAATAATTCTTTGACGTTCTTTCTTTGGAAATCCAGCCATATTTTATCCTCCTGTATTCGCTGTTTAATTGACCGCCGAACCTGAACCAACCCGACCCCGACGCACCGTGACCGCCAAACCCCGACGCACCGGACCAGACCTGAACAGACCTTACCCAACCGGAACGGGACCGCCTTAACTGACCTTGACCAACCCAACCCGAACGGGACCGCCTTAACTGACCTCGCCCGACCATACCGTACCGGGACCGCCTGAACCCGACTTACCGTTCCACACCTCTCCGTGCCTTAACCCGACCCGACCGACTGAACTAAGCGTAACACAACACAACAAACCCCGACCGCCTTGCCCAAACACACCGCGACGCACCGCAACTTAACGCACCATACCGAACCGTAGATCAACCCGCCCCGACCGACTGACCTTACCCAAACCGGACTTACCTCAGCAAACCTGACCCGGACCGCCTTACCTTGACCAAATGAAAGGGGCATTGCTGCCCCGATCTTTATTCTGCGGCAACTAGAGTGATGTCTCTTCGTGCTCGTTCTTCTTCCATAGCTTGCATTAATTCAGCCGTAATATCGTCCGCAAACTCTGGATCGTCGTAAGCCGCTTGCTGAACCTCGCGACCTTCGAGCATCAACTCATCCCAGAGTTCTTGGTTTTCGCCCATACTGTCCTCAGTAAGAACTTGGAAACAACCAAATGAACCTGACCCTTTTTCCTGACGGAAGTCTCCGATACCAACAATCGATCCTGCGTTCGTCAGCAAAGACACAATTGCGTGAGCACTAAGCGTCGGTTGAACGTAGGCTATGTCAACTTCCGCACACCAACGTGGCAAGTATGCCCTCGTTCGCATGTCTGGTGTTCCTTTTATGTCACCTGATTTTACCACATCGATCTTCAACTGAGGCTTACCCCAAACTTGAATGTGAGTTTCTGGTAAAAATATCAAACGTCGTACGCTTGCTGCTTTAATACCCTCAGTTTCCAGAGCCGCTGTCGCCATCGCACCTTTTACTCCAGGTGCAGGGAAACATAACAACGTATCGCCATGCGGTTTTTTATAAACGCTGTCGCGAAACTCTTGCTCTGGGTTATGCTTGATGTGTTGCTTTTGAGCCGCTGTCTTTTTACCTGCTCCTATTAATAGATCACGCATAGACTTACTACTCATACTGTTAAAATATAATGGGGTAGTTCCCATCAACCGCAACTTGATGCGGCCTTGCTTCAACGTGTGAATTTGTAAATGATTAGTTGAAGCATCTGTTTTTGCTTTTGTAGGCATTTGTTTAGTTCCTTCTTTTGTTTGATTCTAATTGAAAGTAAATTGTGTATGACACGCAAGTAATATGCGTGTCAAGTTTTTATTTGACAACTTCCCAGATGCTCTCGTCTCCTGCATCCTTTCCAGTGTCCTTGATCTTCCCTGCCTTACGCAGTTGAGATAACGTCGTGCGTACAATCGTCAGCTTCACGCCCGATCTGTCCGCAATCTGTTTCGCTGTGCCAATGTCTCGGCTTAACTCTGCTAGGATCTGCTCCTTGCGCGTAAGTTTTGCGCCTGACTGCTGTTTGGTCTTGATCCTTTGCCATAGTTCTTTAAACATTTTTTCTCCTAAACTCATAAAAAATTTCATTTATCACAGCCCGATACTCCTCTTGATTGTCGAACTGATCGATTGCCAGTGACCCTACTACATCACATAGTAAGTTTAACTCTTCTTCCCTTTTATCTTCAAGCTTTGATAAATCCCACTTAACCATCAGCCCCAATCCTTCCGATCTTCCTCATTCCACCATCCCTCGAAGTACGCATCGACTTCCTCAACAGTCATCTCCTCCTCGATCACAATGTTCCTACCCAGGTTGTCTAACCAAATATGGGGCACTGGCTCCCGACCATAATACCGATCAGCCGAGCCGCGATTAGCGGCCCTCTCCTCTCGGTCCATGGCCCATGCTTTTACTTTACCCATCTTCTTCCTCCTTCTTTCCCCAGTAACGTATGTGTGGTTTGTTGTCCGTCGCTTCACTGACCTCGACATAAATAGTGTAGCCGTTAATCATAATGTAACCCGACACAGGACTTCGAACGTCAACTATCATCTTCATCCTCCAGTATCTCTACATATGGGCTTACGACCCAGTCGCCATCCAATTGATCTGGTTCATAAAAATCGCCACCATCTACGTTGTGCTTGATCCAATACCAAATCTCATCCTCTGGAATGTCGTCGGGCACATCGCCCTCCCACTCCAGAAACGAAATCATATCCGCTTTTGCTCTAACTCTAGGCATCTTCGATAAACGCAAAGCCACCGCCATTGCCCTCCTCATCTCGAGACAATACAAAATTAAATATGTCATTGCCCTTTCGCATCGTGAACGTAGGCCACGAGTTGTGTTTGTCATAGCTGTCAGGAACCATGTTGAAATCTATGATCTCCGCTCCCCTCAACTGACCAAAATGTTCCATGTAAAATTTTATTCCTTGAGCATCTAACATGCTTCGTCCTCCTCTGGTTCAACGTCATCGACTAAGTGATACCAACTTTCTTCAGGCTCAACGTGCCACGTTCCATACTTAACGTCAGCATACTCAAAGTTATCCATGAACTTTTGCTGTGCCTCCTTCGGACTGTCGGCCTCGACACTTTCAGATAGAACTACTCTAACTTCATACCGCATCAGCTTCCTCCTCTTCCTCGAACTCTGGTTCCCATGAGCGGTCCACTCCGTTGACGTACTCGCCCTCAAACCAACCACCCTCGTCCTGATAATCAGCATGAATGTCTATGCCCATCTCGTGAAGCCTATCCCAAACTGGAGTAGGTGGTGACCATGCCGTCCAACAACGGAACGAAAAGTATTTTATATCACCTTCAACAGTAGGCTCTTCAATAATCTCAACGGCGGTAATATCCCACTTGGTGTTCCAGTTCTCATTGCGCCAGTCGTACCAGTTCGGACGACCCTCCGCCTCGCACATCTTGCGCTCTTCCTCGCCCAACGCACCATGGAACATGTTACTCGGTTCTGGGATCACGGCACTCAAAAACTTTTCTTCTTTGACCGCCTCGTACAGACGGTCAATTTCTTTTGGATTACCTGCTAGGTAAACACCTTGATAACAATGATTAGGCATCATCCTTCCTCCTGATAAAAATCCACTTGTAGTTGTATGTGACCTCAACATCGTCTCCGATATCAAAACCCCAGTACTTTACGTCCGAACCAACGATGTCGATAATCGGACGATCTCCCTTGCCAGACACCTTGCGTCTGCCATCAGGATCAATCGCAATGTTCACACCATCATCAACCTTGTGAGTTCTAAACCTGTCACCGCGACCAATACCTGCCGCAGTCAACCGCTTGCCCTCCAACCAAATGCGAGGACGACCACGGTTCGCTCCTATCTTGTACTCTTGTATCATGCTAATGCACCCCACTGTGTTGCCATCGCATCCGCGATGCCTTGATAAAATTTAGAACGCAACTTCCAACGGTCCGCGCTCGGTGGTAACTTGTGGCACTCATCTCGTGCCGTTGATCCGTCCAAACTCCCAGTCCGAACCAACTTAGGTAAATTACGCAACCATAAACATGTGCGCTTCTTTACATTGTCGTCGCTGTCATCAGCCTCCGCAAACTCCCAAGGCTGTATGCTCTGAGCAAACGGCTCATAGTTCTTGATCCTGACCTTCGCATGCTTATGCATCACAGGATTTTCAACCGCGACCATCGGTATGTGCTCCACGTTCCATACATCTGAAAACAATGCGGCACCCTCCTCGAGTTCTTGCCACATCTCGTCCAACGTACGATTAGGTGGAGCCTTGTGTAACCAACGCACACCAGAATTGCACAACCTCGTGCATGGTGGATGCATCACAGCTAACAGATCCCAGTCATCATTCATCACGTTCCGAATGTCATCCTGAATGTGACGATTAGTCGGACGATCCGATGGTAAGATATCACAGGACCACGCATCATGGCCCATTCTCAAGAATGCATCGCGTACTGTACCAGATGTTTCGCAACCAATAAGTACTTTCATTTTATTTTCCCTTCTGTATTACTTGTTGAATACCCCCAATCTATACCAATCCAATAGATAGTCAAGCATTTTCTTTTGATGACAAAAAGTACACTATAGACACATCTAGCCAGATTTTTTGTTTTTTTTTTTTTTTCATTCAAATTTAGTGTCCTAAGTGTCCTAAGTGTCCTAACCCAAAGTATACTTGGAAAAAACTGCCCTGTATCTGGGACACTTGTAGGACAGTTAGGACACTTCTGGGGAGAAAAACCCTATATAGAACTAATTGCTAAAAATAATTTCTTGGATTAAGTTGTGGTAGACATACAAATGAGGGGCGTATGCCGAGCATAGCAAAATCTATTGAAAAAGAACATGGCCGACAGTTGACCAACAGGCAAAGAACTTTTGCAAGACACATCGTTGAAGGGATATATTCGAATACTGAGTGTGCAAGGAAGGCAGGGTATACTCCTGAACTTGCCAACAAACAGGCGTCTGTCCTTTTGAATGGTCGAGACTATCCACATGTGGTTGAGTACATCCAAGAACTGAGAGAAGAAAGAGAACGACGCTATGGTGTCACAACCATTGGTCAACTCGAACGATTGCATAAGCTGTCACTTGGGGCCGAAGACGCAGGGCAGTTTTCTGCCGCTATCAATGCCGAGAAAATAAGATCTGCACTTGGTGGATTGACCATCGATAGACGCGAAACAATCAACACGATTGACCAACTGTCTAGAGATGAGATCACCGCTCGACTAGCCTCCCTACAAAAACAATACCCTCAAGCTTTTGTGATTGATGGTACAGCGGAGGATGTAACAGATGAGCAAGGGACCAGAGGCGAACTTTTGGCAGTCGATCAGGAAGAATCTACCTAAAAAATGTTTTGCTACTAGGATTGAGAACAAGCATGGTGGTGGTGTGCCCGATGTGCATATGGTCTGGGATGGGTTGCCGTTTTGGATGGAATTGAAAGTAGCAAAAAGCAACAAGGTAAACATATCCCCACACCAAGTTGCTTGGAATATGGCCTATTACGCTCGAGGAGGGGCCAGTTTTTACTTAGTAAAGAGGGCCAAGGAGCGAGACCTATTTTTATTTAGGGGTGATCAGGGGGCCGCTCTGTCGTCCTGCGGCCTGTCTTGCGCCCTTGGATCTCGGTTCGAGAGTCCTGCGGCTCTGTTCTGCGCCTTGCGCCCTGTGCTCGAAGGGATCTTGCGCCCTGCGCCTTGCGCCTTGGTCCATGATAGCGATAGCCTGGACAAAAGAAAAGAGGGCCGAGGCCCTCCCCTTTAGTGTTCTACTATCGCGATTGATTTTGCTTTGCTGGATCCCTTGCAAAGTTTGCAAGCTGTGCATTGGACCCGACGCCCTGCTTCTTTGGAAGCTGGACAAAGTATTTCGTTTGCTTTGTCTAAGTCTAATAGATCCTTGATCACTCGAAAAGTACGACGGCCAGCGGCCCAATGTTCTTGTGCTTCCTGGTAAGTGTCCGCGGATTGCATGCAGATTTCAGACATTTCGCCTGGCTGGTGCGTGTATGCTGTCCAGGTCAAAGCCTCTTTTAATAGATTGTTCCAGACATATTGTGGAACCGCTGCCGGATCTCCGTAGGTCCCAAGCCTTACAAAGCGACCCCGGCCCATGTCCGTTGCATTGCCGGGTTGATATAGCCCGGCCTTGTAAGACTTCCAAACAATCAACGGCCCTTGAAATAGTTTGACGTAGCAGCGTCGGCCCTTGGCAAGTTTGCGCTTGGGGTCCGTCGTTGCTTCGCCACGCATGATGCAAGAGCCACAAATAGAAAAGTCTGCACCGGTCTTGCTGGCTTCCATTGGGTTTAGATCCTTACATAAAATATATGTTTGGACTACGTGCCCGGTTTTTGTGTTGCGGTTAGAGTAAACCGCAACAACTACTATGGGCTTGTCGTCTAATAGACTAGGCCCTTCATATAAAATGGCACTCTTCATTGGTCGCCTTTAAAGTTATTCATGCCCGGATTTTGATCTGCCCATAGTGACGCGGCATCCAATAGGCCCGGGAAATTGTTGCGGATAATTCCAAGATTGTAATGATCCATTTGAGCAAGTGCGCTGTGCAACTTGTCAATTGCTAGGTCCAGATCAAAGGCCCTAGTGTCTGCCATTTGATATTCTCGAACCATGTAGTCTCTAAAATTTTTCATGAGATCTCCTTTTCTGCTGTCTCAAGATTATTCTAAACGATTGTATGTAGAACACAAGTAAATAATTATTAAGGCTTGTAAGTTTTTCGTATGTCTTGCGGCCTTGCGCCTTGCGCCTTGCGGCCTTCCTTTTAAATGCTTTGCGGCCTGGATAAACCAGGCCGCGTTGCAGAAAGGAGGCCCATTTCCCAAGGGCCAGGGGATTACATTATCCTTATTATTTCTCTAGCTATTAAGATCCAGACTATGATCGTTGCGCCTAGTGGTAATACCACTAGGCCAAGCGACGCGAGTACATCGAGTATATGTTTCATAAGCTCAGTACTCCGATGGTAACATGTGAACAAAGAACGGTCCTCTTTCTTCACTGGCTGTGCTGACAGACCAAATCTTAATCTGGTCGAGTGGAAAAGAGGTATACTCAAAGGACTGAGTAGCAACCACCTTTCCGTTCCCGTCTTCAATGGAAAGTTTTCCAGAGTCCCCGTCCATTGTAAAAGTGCTGAAGTACATATCGAGATCTGGTAAATCTCCGAAATCAATATGCGAGGCTATCGCATCGAATAGCCAGTAAGCTTGTAACTGTTCAGCTACATACTTACAGCCATCAGTAAGCACACCTTTACTTAATGGAGTCCATCGATGGTAAGCCTCAGTCCCTGTGAACATGGACATTTCTTTGTGAAAGTTGTTCAAGTTAATATCTAACATTTCATATCCTTTCTAATTGAACAAGTTTAGTATGCCCCACTTTCAAGCGGGGCACAAGTTTTATTTTATTTCTTTAAGTTCATCCAGTACTTGTTGCAGTATTGCTGCTGCTGTATCATCTCGCTTTGCTTGAAGTAGCATGAAAACCATGTTGATCTTTTCGATTAGCTTTTCGCCTTTCGTTAGTCCTTCATGCAGATCAACCTCGGTTGCTGAAAATTCTACTTGTTTCATTGTATTCCCTTTCTTTGGTTGAGTGGGAGGCCGTAGCCTCCCGATTGATTAAATGATTGGTTCGAACTTCTTAACCTTGTTCATGCTTGCATATTTCTCCCATGTTCGAGGTCTGTTCTCTTTCCACCATTGTAGATTAGGGGCTGTCATTCTTACAGTGAATGTCCAACGTGCCCATCCGTTGGTGACTGCTTGTGCTCGGAGTTCTTCGCGCTCTTTGCCAAGCTTCTTGATCTTAGCTTCTAGCTTTGAGATCTTGTCCAGTGTTTCTAGTTTTTCCATTTTGTATTCCCTTCTGATTGAGTTATGTAACGCTTGTTACAAGTAACAAGATAGTGATTCGTTTGTAAAAGTCAACAAGTACAATACAATTAATTTACAATTATATCATTTTTTTTTCGATATGGGGTTTTGTGTTGCATAATTGCAACAAGCAGAACACAAGTTTTTTAGGGGTTACTTTGCCCTATCGCGTCCAAGATCCGAGGGCCAAGGACCCCCATCCCCCCCATTTGGGGGGACTATATGTGTGTATGCGTACTATATAGTTGGTGTTTTAAGTTCATTCGGGCCTAGTTTCATTGGACTTGTGTGCAACAAACAAGTCACGGGTCCCTATGGCCCAGAAAAAATTGTGGGTGTATTTTCATTTGGGATTGTTGTACAGTGTCCGTGAACCACGAACCGAGGACCGATAGATGAGTTTTCTTGATAATTTTAAAATGGC